GCATCACCCTCGGCTCGCCAATCCTCTCCGCTCGCAGTTTCGGGATCGAAGTGTGGATCGGAATAGATGCGCTGGTACTCTACTGCCGCCTCCACCACGGGCAGCATGGCGTCTACCTGGCGGCGGTACCTGGCAAGCTCGCGCTCCTCGTCGGCCACGTGGGCGTGGAGTATGTCAATCGTGTCCATCGTCCTTGCGACGCATTGCACCGCGCCAGAAAGTCGGGACTCCGCATCACGCAGTGCCGCGATTGCGGCAAGCCCATCCTTGTCCTTATGTCTCATCGTCCCCTCCTTGGTCAATCAGTTATTTTTGAAATGGTAATCCTTGTAAGATGCGATCCAATCCACCATTCTTCGTATAACCGTTTTTCTTCTCGTACAGCCGCTTCTCTTTGTCTAAGTGGCACATGCTGATGCCATAGTGTGTCGCAGTATCTTCTAGCAGAACGATAAGCTTCTAATCGTTCTTGTTGCTTAAGATAGACTTCTTTGAACTTCTTTACCATCCGCCTCTCCACATGATTTATGGAACAAAGGCTGAGCAAGGATTCGAACCTTGTGCCATTACTAGCATGCTCCGTCTAGCTCTCAGCTTTTTATCCCTATTCTAAGTTGATCTCAATCCTTAGAATGTTTCCGTCAATTTCGTATTTAAAGCGGTTCTTTGCAGCACTTACATAGTGCTCTAACAAGATAGCACATCTTGTTCTAAGCTCTTCTTCGTATCTAGCTGTGTATTGGTTTACCAGTGATACTCCGTAAGCTTGAATCGCTTTTTCAAAGATTTGATGCGTTTGTTCTACAATAGAATCCCCAACTACTTCTCCAGCAGTTTTTTCGTGATCTATCTGAATCTCTTCTTCAGATACTCGCTTTCGAGAGTTTCCTTTTGACATATAACTTAGACTCCTCAGTAAAGGTATCTAAGAGTTGCAATAGTTGCAGATACTCTTCTTCCATTAGCGGCCCTTTCTGCGTATTACACCTTTTGCAGATGATTTGCAGATTAGACTTTGTGCTCGTACCACCTCTTGATAGTGGTACAATATGATCGCAAACATAGTTCTTAAATGTAAGCTCTATATTGCAATACTTACACTTAGTTCCATAGCTTGATGCAACAAGGTCGATTAACTGATCCTTTGTCACATCAAATAGTACATCTACTTTTTGCGTTCTCGTCTTCATGTTTGACATGAGATAGATGAGTTTCTTCTTAACCCTTGTGTAGATCACATTTGGCTTTCGCTTATGCGTCTTCTTGATTTGTAGTAATAACTTAGCGCTCATCTTTTAGCATGTTCATCCCTATTTGGTAGTTGAACAGCTTGAAAGCCACTGTAATACCTGGATAACTGTCCCAATCAACACGGCAGGACAATGCCATGAATAAGAGTCTTATCCCAATGAAAAGAGCCGTATCCTCTTTCTTGTGCATGAGTCCTATCAAGCGCATAGCTCTCCCTCTAAGTAGTTTACCTTCTTCAGTCTAAAGCTTGGTGTCCAAAACAGCTTTGTCTCAAACAATTCACCATCTGAAGCCTTAAGCATCTCCATTGTTCTATCTGGAGAGTTGTTCTTGCCATTAATAGCAAGGACATGGCTAGAGCTGTTTTCAATGGCACCTGAGCCTTTTGCAGAATAAAGATCAAGCACTTCTTCTCTACTCATTTGTCGAGAAGTTTGGGACAGCATGATTACTACAATATCGTAGTTTACAGCTAAGCTTCTTAGCTTCTGACATGCGTATCTAATTTGATCTGATGGGTTAGTAACACCCTTTGGTGGCTCTAACAACTCTACATAGTCAACGATTACGCAGTGTGGTCTTATTTCCTTAATCTTTTCTTCTATCTGTTGCATTGTCGGTGGTATTGTTTGCATGACGATATGGGAGAGATCGCTCTCATATATTTTGAACAATTCCTTAGCTTTTCTAGTAGCCTCAGCCTTGCTCGTGTCTGATACTATTTGAAGGTTCCGTCTATGCATGAACCAGCCAGCAACTTCAAGGCTCAGATAGAGAGATGGGATCTGCAAATCCTTGTCTATTGTATCTGAGTTTGCGTTATAACCAAGGGCGATAGCCTGTGCCAATGCCGTCTTGTTACAACCTGTTCTACCAAAGATAGTGAGCATTTCACCTGGGAATATCACTGAATCTTTGTCAGTAAGGCCAAGGGTAGAGCCAATGTTAATTACACGACCTGTGAAGTCTGATTCAAGTCGATTAATAAGCTCTTCTTGTAGTTGTGATGCAGTCTTTACCTCCACGCTATAGTCCTTGTTCTTGAAGAAGATGCAGCGTGTATCGCACTTATCACGCATCATTTTGTCATTGCAGCCATACTTATACGGCTTGCCATAGCCATTTTCAACAGCTTCTAATACCTTCTTCTCATCCAAGGAGTTCTTGTTCCATTGTAAGAGCCCAGCCTTTGCGGCTTCTGATGGGATACCAGATCGTTTAAAGTGTGAGATCAATCGTAACATTGTCTGGTTACGAGAGCCCTCGCGTGGCCCATCATTATAAAGCTTTTGGATGCAAGTAGCCACTTTGTACGGCTCAATTACGGTACCAAGGCTTCTGACTGTTGGAACATGATCAGGAATATAGTGCTTTAGTATGGGTCTTACACAGCCTATGGATTGAATAGATCCGTGTCTTGTTTTAGCAAGCTCATGAATCCCTCTCCAATTCAACATGAAGAGTTCTTCTTCTGTCAATGGGATCTTGTACAACCCTGTCTTTTCACTACATGAGAAAGCTGCTCTAATGAGTGATGTGCGAGAATAGATTGATAGATCTATATCTCCGCCAAACATGTTTTCGACGGTCTTTTTTGCGATCCATGGTAGATCTTTGCCAGGTACGAACCCGAATGCATCTCTTGAAATGTGAATATGATATCCCGATCCGGAGAAATACACATTGAACACATCAAAGTCAAGTCCGTTATCTTGTAGCCTCGAGACAATAGATCTTGTTTTAGATAGTACATATTCGTCCGAGTTGTCTCCCTTGTCGATATCAATTGGGAGCTCATCAATGTCGTAAAGTCCGTCATAGTATTTGACACTTTTACCTCTAATCTTTTTAACCTCATCCCTATCCGCGTAAATAAACACGGATCGAAAGATAGAAGTGTCTTGACCGTATTCGTAGACAACGTTTTTGAAATGGGATAGCTCAATTAGCTTTCCCCTATTCGTCTTCTTGCCTATTACTTGTTCGATAAACATTGTACCTCCTTAAACCACCGAGCACTGGGGAGATTGCTCTCCCCAATGCCCGTCCTTGATGACTATTACACCATCAAGGGTGATTAGAAAGGAGTCTTTGATTTAGGCTGGGGCTGATAGTTATCAACCGCTTCCTTAAGATGCTTCTTATCCTTCATGAATTGAATGTAGGATTGAAGCCTCTCTCTTCCTTCAGCCGTGTTTTGTACAACTCGACTCTGAATCTTGGTATATGGCTTGTCAGTAGGATTCTTCGGCTGCTCTTTGTAGATATAGCCAAAAGCGGTAAAGTCCCGCTGTCCCTCTTTCTTCATATACTTACTGTTCAAGTAACCAACAATGTCTGGGATTAGGTTTCCATCTTCGTCCACCCAATTTCCCTTTACATCAAGACCACCTTTGAAGCTGATGCAATCGAGAAAGTAATAGAGTCTGTTGAGCAGACCGCAGTCAACAAGATTCCCCTCTTCATCTCTTTCAAGCTGCCCTGAGACACGAAGAGTGTTGGTATACTTAGATTCCTTTATCTCGCATTCAATATTCCAATAGATATCAGCCCAATCAGGTTTAGGATCTGGTTCTCTGATCTCGATGAAGTTAATCTCTTTGAATCCAAGATAGGGCGCTGCCGTCGTACCCTGATTGACAGTGGGTCGAAAGATCATTCTATTTCTCCTTATACGCCAAGATCTCCGCTTTAATTGCCTCATAATTAAATGGCAATCTTTTACCCGCTAAGGGCCTTAATCTTGAGCCAATCGTTCGCTCATCAAAAGCGACAAAGGAGATTACAGGATCTTCATTTCCCTTTGGAATCTGAATTGAGCCGATAACATCAGCCTTTGCTGTCAACGCATTGCCAAGCCCTTTTGGCAATTCTGGCCCAAGTTGCACTTTACCCTCTGTCACAATAGTGTTCTTGCTATGTGAAGTAAGGATAAGATTGCCTCCCACTTGTCTAACAAAGCGTTGGAAGTTTAGGACAACATCAAGATTCTTACGTCTTGCTCGTCCCCAATCAGCGCCAAATGGGCCCTCACCCATGGCACCAATTCCCATATCAGAAGCTACCATGTCTTCAATCCATCTGTTTACTTCACCAAGGGTGTCGATAACAATGGTATCAAAGCCAAGCTTCTGCCAATTCTCAGTTAGATAGATGTAGGCTTCGCGCATCGAATACACGGGCATGGGCTGCCCTCTTTTCTCTCCCGTGCGATAGAAATATCCTCTTTCAACAGGGGGTACTTCTTCAATAACGGGTCGCCCATTTTCAGTAATCTTCTTGCCATTCTTTTCAACTTCTCTTGTCGGTGGAACAAGCGAAGTAATTGGAATGACATTTGCACCTTCAACAAAGTCAGAGCCAAGATCCGTGTCTAAGATGACAACGCCATCTTGTCCCTTCTCTGACCAGCTAGATGCTACTGTCGTCTTCCTCGTCTTAGGCTGACCTATGAAGTAGTAAGTAATGCCATAGGGCATACTGTCGTACTTCGCTTCAATCTTTTGGATCTCCACAATTACTCCATTTGTGGGATGACAAGTGCGCCTAATTCACACTGTAATGGTTGTAGACCTATCCAAACATACTCTCGGTATAGTTTATTGGATATGGCGGAGAATAATTGGTTTACACCAAGACCAGCAGCAATACTGGCAGTGAAAATGGTGTGTTTCATTGTGCATGCTTCATCGTCAATCTCGTCATCAGGCTTCCAGTGCGCAACATAATTGTCTCTATCCTTTGTGGTAGTGACAATATTGATTGACAATGCACCCATTCTGATGTCGATAAAGGCGATTCTGTCTTCTTGTTTAACCCATTGTCTATAGGCATTTAGTCTGCTTGACATGCTGTCTGTGCAGGCAATCATGATCTTGCTTGGTCTACTATCAGCAGTAAATAACTTAGTTCTCATGTCAACAGTGCAGCTTCCTTCTGGTACATAGGATGATGCCACATTTGCTGCTGATTCCGCCTTGGTCATACCCACAGCTGATAAGGGATACATTGTCGTAGATAGATTGTGTTCTTCCAATCTGTCTGCGTCAAATCCGATGATGTGTCTCCACCCCATGATTGCCAGCTGATGGACAAGCGCACTGCCAATCCCACCAAGTCCAATCACAGCGATTTCATCAAGAAGACTTTGATCAATAAGATCCTTGTTGCGAAGGAATCGTGTACTCATCAATCAAATCTCCTATCATCAAGCTCGTAAGGACTGTAGTAAACATCCGGCTTGACATCGGAAGGAAGCTTCTTTCCATCCTTTACATCCCGTGGAATAACACCATAGTCCCAACCGAATCGGCTCTTGATAGTGTCGATTTCTTGAGCCGTAAGCTTGAATACTTCTTGAAGAGCACACTCAACACCAAAATAGTACTCGAAGTGCTTAAAGAGAAGGAATACAATCTCATCCTTTCTTTTAATTATCTCAGTTGTGTTGAATTCTTTTCCAAGTTTCTTCAGCGTATCAAGCTGGGCCTTCCCCATCTTGTTCAATGGACTATAGGTGAAATAATCCTTCACCTTGATGATTTTTGACTGGATGAGAGATGACCTCTCACTGTTCTTCTTGCGTGCGTAGATGACTTCTTCCTTGTAGATATCTCCGTCTATATTGGATGTTTCGTCAATCACCTTCATCTTGTGATCAACAATTACTCTGTTAAACTTCCCCTTGTAGGAGATCGCACCGCAGCGATTCGTCACCACACTATTTGCAGCACTGGCAGATGTGGAAACAATGATAGAAACCCAAAAGCCCATGTCAGGAGCATGCTCAATCATTGCTTCTGAGTCAGTTGATGAGAAATAGGAGTTCATTGAATGATGGGAATGGATATTTCCAACGAGTAGATCTGTCGGGTCAATTCCATCAGCAATCAATTTAGTAATTACCAGTGGAATAATGCTAGTGAATGCAGACTGATTCCATTCGGTCTCACCAGCTGTTGCAATGTCAATAACATGGAAGTAGATAAGCTCAAGATTTGTAGGATATCCACTTTCATCTTTTTCCCATCTGAACCAAGCAGGGCCTGACCACTCAACGCCCTTACACTCCTTGTGGAAGAAATCTATCTTTTCCACCATGCTCTTGGAAATTACGCAATTGATCATTCAATGTCTCCTTTTTTGCGTTGTAAATGAACGCAGTCTTGTTGAAGCTCTCAAGTTGATAGCGAAGATATGTAGTAGCCAACTTGTTAACTACTACATCATTATCATCCTTATCAAATAATGAGTTGATGATACTTAGATCACTATTAAAATCAATAGTATTAATACAATAGCCTTCATATAATGACTGGTACTCTTCTATTGAAAATATACCATCTAAGCATGTTTTATGTAGTATATTATTTAAAAGTATCTCACGAAAGATATAGTTATAATCCCCACTTTCTCTTCCTAGCATTTCGTTAATTTTTCTTGATATTTTATTATTCAATCCTCCTTCATTATCATTAAAGATGGAGCCAGTAACTGATCCTATCATGGCATTTAATACAATCTCACTTACTAAATAAAGGGCTCTTATTTTATCATTTGTAATATCATCACTCATCTTAATTGATTTAATAGTCGATGGATGTTCTTCTTCAGAGCAAGGTGTAATTTCAATTCTACCTTTTAGATATTCTATTAGTTGAGATGTCATACTTCCTTCTCCTGATCTGCAATATGACATCAGATTCATTAGTGTTTCTTGGTCTTCAAACAGGCTGGCATGAGTTGAACTATGTGGATAATCCTTAAGGGTATCATAGAATATCTTTTGCATGTATAAATTAGGGATCCAAAATGCTCCAGAAAGGTTTACAGAATTTGCCCACTGCCTAAGATCTAGAATATTTTGAATAAGATGGGCTGTACTAAGATTTCGATTTGTTAGGTAATAGATCCCAGTTCCTTCTCCAAAGCAAGGACTGCAATCAGATGATACATGTGGATGAGATGCTGGGATACGATTTAATATCTTATAGATTTTTAATGAATCTTCCACCTCGTTTAATACTATATCAATGTGAGATTCTTTAGGTGAATTAATGCATCTTACATAAGACCTTTCACTATTTAAGATAATTTCAATAAGCATTTCTGGAAACTTAGTCTTAGTCCCTGGATAAATCTCTAAGAATGGACTCACTTTGATAAATAAAATCACATCATCTGGATATATTTCATCACTATAGTGGCTTGTCGCGATGAATAGATTAAGAGCTTTTGCCAAGTCTAGGTCAAGGTCTTTTAGCGCTTCGTGAGCGAGCTTATCGCTCTCAATGAGCTCTCTGTAAAACATTTCTTTCTCCTGTGATTAAATAGTGGGGAGTGGCAGTCCTCCCCACTTGTTAGGAGCTTCTACTCGTTTGACAGTGTGACCTGTCCATTGAAGGTGGTGAAATTGTGCTTCAGCCAGTTACCGTTGAAGCCGATCTCATGGCCATTGCCATGAATAAGGGTACCACTGAAAATCGTGGGATTATTCTTCCACACCTCACGATTGATGAGAACAACATTGTTCTTATCATCGATAACAAGACGGGGGATGCTGTTGTTGTCAACATGATCGCTGATAACGGAACGAATACTGCCGCTCTTCACCGAGCCCTTCTGCACGGTAACGGTGTCACCATCAACAAGGGCGGTGTCGAGATCGGTGACCTTGGACTCTTCCCCATTGCGGGAAATCATCACGAAGGCACCTTCCATGTTGATGCTCTCCTGAGCCAGAAGAGCACCAACGGTATCAGCTTCCTTCTTGCAGATGGTGTTGCCCATGTGGTAGCTGGTGAACCAAAACTTAGCCATTTCTCAACCCTTTCTGTGAAACATTGATTGCCCACCCACACCTTGTGAGATAGGCAGCGAGAACTCTTAGTCTAGGGCCTAGATATTGCGGATCAAGGATAATCCGCTTAGGGATATCGAGCTTGGCCCGATATTTTGTAAGAAGTCTGATCGCTTCTGATTCACTCATCTTATACTCCTGAAGAAATAGACTCCTCTTCAGATGTAAACCAGTTCATTGCAACAGCGGTGCTTGGAAAAGCCCAACATCTAAGCAGATCTTTTCCGATGATTGTTTCGATAACCTTGGTGATGTTCATATCTTCTTTCCAGCGCTTTACCAAGATTTCGTAATCATCGGCTTCTAACGAGTCAATTCTGAAGATTTGGTTGATCCTGCCATCATCTACATTCTCGATGATGACAAATTTGTTCCCATACTCGTCCCAGCCTACGACGACATCTCCTTCTTCTTGGATGTCAGTAGCAGACTCAAGCTCTCTTGCTAGAATTTTATCGGACATAATAGTCCTTCCATGCTTCATGCTGGGCCATGTAGTCTTTCATCATTTTCTTCGCCCTATTCTTGTCAAATAGAGCCGCTGTGAGCCATGTTTTTAAGGTGGCATAGTCAATCCTTCTACTGTGCTTAATCATGTCTTTAAATGACATGACAAGCGGTGCCGGGATCCTTGTTCCATCTGTGTATTCAATTAGCACAAAGGATGGAGATTCGAACGGCTCATCCATCTTTTCAAAGATGGTCTTTCTCGTGTCATTTCTAATCTCTATCGCTTTTGTGATAAAGGACACAGGCTTGTGTTTCTTGAATGTTGAAATCATAGAATGCCAATCATTTTGGCATATCCAATGATCTCATCCTTGGTGGCAAGGCGAATGTCTGAAGATATTGTGTTACCAGTGGATCCATCGGGCATAATCAATCCGCTCGTTCCATAAAAACCAGAGATTAAGACCGTGTTCACCGGATAATTAGACCTGGCTGTATTAGACTCCATCACTACACAGATGAATGGCTCTGAGTAGAGAAGTTCATAAAGAGATGATGTACTAGGAAACATCTTCCCCGTCATTCTCTCCAAGAGAGTGGTAAGCTTGTCGATGAATTCATTGTTGTATCTAGACTTCATATCGGTGATAATCTTCACCGCTTGCTCGTCTACATACTCTGTCACTTGATTCGCCAGTTTCATACGAACACGCTCAGTGTTCTCAATAAGCGTGTGGACTCCAATGGCTGCGGCTGGATGCATGTTTCCTCCTATACCGGTATGCTCAATTGTGGGATGGTATCTCTTTCTCTATTTAGGAAAAAGGTGAATACCTTGTTCCAATTATCTTCTTCTCCATCCCATACCTCTATCGTGTAATCTTTTAAGGTCTTTATTAACTCCTTCTTGTTCTTTTTAGACATGGTTATGGAGTTGATGTCATTTCCATTTAACCCGAATATGATCCATTTTGGATCATATTGGTCAATTTCGGACACTTTCATCTCCCCACCAAACTTAAGTCCCCACCTTTCTGTCACCATTTTGAATGGTTCTGGATCCCATCTCGTGACGATTAACATTCTTACCTCCTATAGGTTTAAGACACATCAAACAAACCCTTTCACCAGGCTCTTCCCACTTAGGGATACTTGCAATAAGTGGCTTGTTACACACGCATCTTGTGCTCATATCTCCTCCAAAACTTTAAAGGTGAAGTCTCCCTTTACATATGCAGGACATTTACTATCTCCTGCATTGTAATAGTAGACACTGTTATCTTTAATGTAAATAGTACAATTGAACAGATCGTTTTTTCTTGTTCCATATGTGTTTATATGCCTCTTTGTAGTAGAACACGATGGACATATATCCACCATCTCGAGTAAGAGATTGATAAAGTCGCCTTTTCCTATTTCAACTGTAACCTTATCCCCTTTTAAGAGACTTGTTAATTTCTCCATTTTCTCTCCTTTGAATTAGGTTGAATCAATGTCTCCGCCCAGATTCGAACTGGGAGTATCGGCTTAGAAGGCCGGTAGTTTATCCATTAACCGACGGAGACCCAAAGCTTAGAGCTTTTTATAAAAGGAAATTGCCAGCAGTGTCGATACCGCAAATAGGAATATCAATGCTGGTGTGGCAGGCATTGCTCCTATCCTTGCCATAAGATATAGGAGTGCTCCTGACATTGTACAAGTCAGGATCAAGTAGATGAAGATTAACACTTTCTTCATAGCCTGTAGTCCTCCCACCTGTCCCGCATTTTCTTAATTGTACCACTGGGACACCCGTGGATGTTTTCATGGTTAGACTGCACCTCGATTACAGTAAGCTGAGCTGAGAATTCCTCAGCCATTTTTAAATATGCCTCCATTTCCCACACCCTCGTAAAGGTGTTGGAAACGACGACACTTACACCAAGCTTGAGTGCCTCGCTACACGCAGCTTGGCATTTGGCATGGGCATATTCAAGCTTTGATGGATCAAAGCTGAATCTCCCCTCATCGCTTATCCACATGTCAGCTTCAAAGTGTTCTGACCACGTGGACGCAGCGATCATACTACCAAGAGTGGATTTACCACTGCCAGGTAGACCACGAATCAAGGTCAATGTGAGCATTATATCTCCTCTACTATTGTCTCGCATACCTCATCTACTTCTCCTATGAAGTAGTGTCCAGATATCCTCTCTCCGGTCTTCTTAGAGAGAGATAGCAAGTACTCGCATCCAGGCGATTCCTCGTATAAAAAACGCTCATCAATATAATTACAAAACTCCTCAGTATTCTCGTTAAAAGTGCTAACTATTAAGGGCTCATTCATCGCTACATTACTCGGAAGATTATATGATTGAATGGGACTTTGCCATTCATCTTCATCTATATCGTAGTATGCAGCGAAGACTACCGTTGATCCCACCTTTATCATAATATACCTCATGCTTGTTATTACTAAATGTTTTAAGTTCTAAACGCCCTACACCATATGGATATCTATTTGTGATAGACATCGCATGTGATGTAGGGCGTCTAGTTTAGCGCTGGATCTCTCGGATCGTCCAGCGCATGATGCTGCCAATGGCAGCACCTTCGGTCAGAATTAGTGCGGTGTAGAGTCCGACCTCTACACCTTGTCCAACCGTGGCTTCCCAAACAATCTGGGATACCAAGCTCCACGCAGAGCAGCCAATTAAGGTTGCTACTGGCAGTGCGAGCATTAAGATAATCTTTCTGGTCATTTTTTCCTCTCAGTGTCTTGTCTAATCCCTAATATCAAGCAAATAGGCTCGTTATTAGGTGGTGGCCCCTTCCGTGAAGCGCGCAAAAAAAAGGGAGCACAAGGCTCCCCTTTCGCTACAGACCCAGTTCGCTGGTTCCCGGGGACACTCCGGGCATGAACGTAGCCACCCAGAATGGTGCCATGCCCTCCGCAGCAACCTTTCGCAAGGCGACGCGGTGCCAGGTGGGCTCGGGGTCGAGCTGGATCTCAACTCCGGCCCTTTCTGCCAACGAAATCAGCCGCTCCCGGCTGGTTTCCATGACCTTGGACAAGGCGTCGGCCTCGGCGGATGTATCCGTAGACACCTGGACTGCATCCATCCTGATGCCGCCGTCTGCCGTCCACTTGCCCGAGCGGTTTTTGGCACCGGAAGGCTGATTCTTGATGCGGTACATTTCAAGTACCTCCATTTAGAACATGCCAAGCAACTTCGCCCGGCTCACGATAAGCAGGGGTTTGGCAGCGGGCAGCGGGCTCCGGTTTGATTTGCCGACCGGTCATGGCAGTCAACTCCAGCCAAACGAAAACTCAACCTTTTCTTGGAGTTCGGTCGGTAAATCAGACCGGGGCCGCCGATGGGTAAATGCCCCTCCCTCAATCTTTTTATATTTTTTAGCTTTCAATCTTTTTTTGATTTTTTGGGATGTGGTCTAAAGAGTTTGTGTGGAGATTTTTCTGGAATTTTTTGAGATATTGGGAGGAAATCTGTTATTGTGATAGTTTCGCCTTTTTTGTTTACGGAGGTGGATATAATTTTTTTGAGGGTGACTGTTTCGACACCGTTTTTGGTATAGAATAGGATAGATATTGTATCATTTGTCATTTAGGTGTAGTGTAGTGATTGGTAGTCCGCATCCTTCTGAGTGTTTACAAGCGATAGTTGCGGCTTGTTTTGAGTTAGCACCGTTTGCCATGGCACCGATTGCGAAGTGGGCACCTGATCCCCATGCCATATAGGGTTCGGCGACTGTAATTGGTATGTGTGAGTTGAGGTAGAATAGGCATGTTTGCTTGCCTGATTTGTCTATTTGGTTATTTTTAGTTTTAGTTAGTACGATGAGGATGGCATCTTGGTCTTGGGTAGTGTTTATTGGGTAGTCATCTTCATTTTGTCCTTGGTTAAACCAGTTGATTAGTTTGTTACCAAGGGATACTTCGCCTACGAAGCCTAGGATTGTGTAATTATTTGGTTTATGGAGCTTGAGTGTTTTGAGTTTTTGTCCAGCAAAGGTCATTTGTGAGTCAGCCGAGATAGTTTTACCGTCATAAGCTATGATAGACATGGTGATTATCCTTGATTTTGTGAGAAATTGTGTTGTAGTGATGTAATAAGGGTGGGGTTTGGGAGTAGGGTTAAGTGGTTACAGAAGGTATGCCATTCATTTAGTTTATGGTTATGTCGTTGTCTAGCTATGAGTTGGAGTGTTTTATAGTTTGAGCATACGATACGTCTTTGGATGAAGGCTTCTGGCATAGCTTTTTTGATAATGGAGAGTGGTGCTTTATCTTCGATGAGATTGTTTAGGTATTCTAGGTATTCTTCTTTGATTTTGATGGCAAAGTTTTGTTGAGTTAGAGGTTGTTTTGTGATTGTGTGCATAGTTGATTCGGATTGTTTTGTAACGCCTATGCGATATGTATCGAACTGAGCCCACCAGTCTCTTGCTGCTGATATATCGTGCCAAGAGCAGATGGATTCGAGGAATTTGTTATGTCCGTTACCTTTGTGAGCTAGTTTATGGGCTACGTTCATCATTTTGTCAACTGGTTGGTTATAGGATAGTGATAGACCGAGTAGGGCCTCATTGAGGCCCGTTACTCGGATAGTTGAGATTGAGAATGTTGGGTTATCGCTAGTTGATGTTGCGACGAAGTGAGATGAGTTCTCTATGTTCACGCTCAGCTTGTTCCTTGATAGATCTTAGTTCGTCTTCTAGCCAAGTGATATAGCGGGATACGAGGGATTCTGGGTGGAATTCCATGAAGAGTTGAATTCGTTCTTCGTCGTCGATAGGAGCTCCTTCGAGTGATGGGCCTATGATATCCATTAGATAGTCTTCACTTGGCATGTATTGTATGTGTTATTTGCGATATAGTTTAGATATCGGCTAAGAGCGAGTTTAGCTTTATTCTCGTTTTGATATGAGACTTTAGATCTAGCGATGAGTCCGTTTTTGAAATAGATGGTGAAGGATGATTCGTTTGTTGATGTGGTGAATGAGAGGTTTCGCAGAGAGAATTTTAATCTACGGGTTCCTCTTGGCATATCTCGTTCACGTGAATACTTAGCATTCTTTGTGCAGATGACATATTTGTCGGAGTAAGAGATGGTGTTTGTATCTTTTGAGATAGTGATCATTTGTCATTCTCCTTTTAAGCGATTGATTTCTCTTGTGATATACCAGATAGCCTTTTCGAGATCTGTGATAGGTTCACCTTTGTCGAGGTATCGCCAGAGGTACTTCATAGCGTTACCAGTGTTGAATGGCATTTGTTCGATAACGTCGATACATTCGACTCCATTGATTTGTGTGTAATGGTCAGGGTGATTGACCTTTTCCTCGCTGCAATATCTAGCCACAGCGTCTTTCCAGTCATACCATTGGATAGGATCTTCGCGTTTCTCACAGTACATTTGACTCTCCTCGTTTGAACATTTGTTATGTTGGCTCACGCTGTCAACAAGGGTTAATGTAGGTGGTATGTTTCTAAAAGTCAATAGATGTTATCAGTACCTTGTTATTATTTATCTTCTAACAAGATGAAAGAAATACTGTTTTTCATATTGCTTTTTTTGGAAAATGTGGTAAAAAATCCTTACCTTATACCCGCGTTAAGGGTTCGGGGTAACGCGGATAGGTCAACAGTGACATAGGTTTATGACAGTTACCCTTGTTCTAAGCGAGTAAGGTCATGCTGACGGCTGAGTATTGACAGTCGCCCTTGTTTGAAGTGAACAAGGTGAAGATGACAGTGGTAGTTGACAATGGAGGTGAGGGTGATACTTTCATCTTTATTAGGCCATCTCCGCTCGAAGTGATCCATATCACTTCTTCGCTTCATGGCCGACCAGAGTCTGGATACGCTACGGCCCCTCCGGGCCTACGCTTATTTTGAAAGAAGAATAAGAAGTAGTATCTTATGGTGTATTACTATTAAGTGAGGAGAGTATTATGTGGCCATTTGAGAGTAAGAGAAGTAGACAAGCCGCTAATAAGCGGAGACAGCAACAGCTTGAGATGGATAGGTTCATGGGGCCTCAACAGCCATTTAACCCTGAGCCTTCTTATAGGTCTGATTACACCTCTGGGTATACTGGGCCTTACCGTCAGATGCAGCCATCACACATTCCCTTGCCTGAATCGGTGATTGATGAAGGGTCACTGATGCCTGAGAATGTGGTGAATGTTAGTGGCCCTCAGCCAAGTGGGCAAGGCGGTGGTAGAATGCAGGCTTATAACACACAGGCTCAATTTGATGCATATCGTGGATCTGGTAATATGCAGATGAAGGCCAATGGTGCGTATAGTCAGACCACGCCTTATGACAATCCAGTGCAGAGACATAAACCTCTTAGTCCTAGTAAGATGAGTATGCCTAGTTATGACATTCCAGAAGGATCTATTGCCCCTGAGAATGTGGTTGATGTTAGCCGTGGATCTTATATGCAGCCGCCTGATCCTTATGGATCGCGTGGAACGGCTTATCAGCAAAGTGCTGGAGGTGGTATGGATAACATGCCCTCTCGCCTTGCTATGAATAAGGATGGTGCTTATACTTCTGCTCCTCCTGCTGAGCAATACGGGCCTAATGGGCTTCCGCTTAGTGTGTACAATGATACTAAGGGATGGAAAAATGGAATGACTAGAGGTCTTAATGCAGCTGTTAGAGGTGTGAAAGATTTCGCTGCTAACGTGACACCTGGCCCATATGCGAAGAGAGTTGTCGATCCTGCTCCTTCACCAGGACAGTTCGCTCTTAATGAAGATGTGACTAGAAATAACGCCAGAAACCAATCATTCGATGCTCAGAAGAATGATTACTTCTACAAGAATGGTAAGCTATATGCTAGTGATAGAGTTTATGGCCTTCCGAAAGAAACACAGAAGACACTGCTATCTGCCTATTTGAAAAGTAGGGATAGACTTGGTGGTGAAGGTGAAGGTGCAAGAGCCCAGTCCGGTGTTGACGCTTGGTTACATCCTGGCACACCTTTGTCAAGTGGTGATTGGGGGCACCAGCAGAAACCTACTGGTGGTGGTAGAGCTAGGACTAGTGGTGGTAGAACTGGTGGGGCACGAACAGGTGGTGGAGCCCAGGTGAGTGGTGGGACACAGAC